AGTGACTCCGTCAATGTTGAACGGCTTCTCGTAATACAGCGGGTCATCCGAATCCACCTTGAAGATGGCCACGCGGATGCCAAATATGTTCTTGAACCGGTTGAGCTCAATCAGGTTCTCTTTGACCTTGAACTTCTTATCAGCTTCAATGAGACGGTCGTGCGCCTCGTCGTCCAGGTCGTCGCCGCCACGCGCCTTGATCACCCATCCGTTGCGCGCGGCATCCTCGCCTGCCATCGAGCAGGCTTTGTCCACCAGCCAGTGTTGAGCGATGATCGCGCACGCCTGATATCCGATGAACCCTTGGGCCATGTACCAGCTTTGCAGACCGACCGGCACGGTGTACTCAGAAGGACCAGCCTTGAGCATACCGGTGCCATCGTCGTCCATGATCGCGCCGTCCGTCCGCAGCTTCAGCGCGGCGTCACCGATCATCTTGGCGGTGGTGACAGAGCCTTCGCCCGCGAAGCCGTCAAACACAGCGAAGTCGCTGACGCCGCGCAACTTGAACGTCTGTTCGTGATCGCGCCAGTCCTTGCGCTTACTGATGGGATCGAGAGGATCAACCGTCAGCGCCTCGCGCTTCTTCTGTTCTTCCGCTGTGGCGGGTTGCGTCTTAGCGCGACGGAAAAGCTTGGCGAGAAGGGCTGAGATCATTGGCGGGCTTAGGTTTGATGGCTGTATCGCGCGTATCTTAGCGACATCTAGTGTAGGTGTCGCCATCGTAAGTTGTTGATTCTCAAAAGATATTCAGAAAGTTCACAAAAGTGATGTAAAAGTTGTTGCCTGGAGATTTATCGCCAGGTTAGAATTCTCTCACGTTGTACCGATTGACTGACCTTCAGGAGCTAAACGCCATGATCCAGAAAACCACCAAAGCCGCGATGATCCGCGCAATCCGCGAAGCAGAAGCGAAGGCATCGGCAGCGGGCATTAAAGAAGTCGCAGTTGTGTTCTTAGAAATCGGCAGCACCGGAAAGCAGACTGTGCGCCAGGTGGCAATGAGCCGTTTCGCGGCTTGCTTCGGAGAAGGCCGTACTGGTCTGGTGAATAAGTCCGGTGGCCTGGTAAAAGACCTCAAAAACGGCTTCGAAGACCCGACCGCAACCCACTTCGTCGTTCGCTTTTAATCACCCTAATAACTCAGGAGCTAAACGCCATGACCCTCGCTACGAACAAAACCGGCTTTGACGATATGCAAGACGACGACCTGGGCCACGTTCCGTCCGCGTCCGAACTCGCCGCAATGCCGAAAAACAAGAAGTTTGAGAAGCGCGCACCGACCGACCGCGCAGAGACGCTGTACAGCGAGCCGTGCTCGAAGTGTCGCGGCCAAGGCTACATCGGCGCGTACGCCTTCCGCGAAGCCGGAAAGTGCTACCAGTGCGATGGCAAGGGCGTGCTGACGTTCAAGACGCCGAAGGCCGTCCGCGACGCAAACAAGATCAAGTCGCAGGCCCGTAAGGAAAAGAAGCTGGCCGATAACCTCACGGCGTTCGAAGCGGCCAACCCGGTCATCCGAGATTGGTGGACCGGCTCCACCTTCCCGTTCGCCGTCAGCCTGCGCGAGAATGTCCAGAAGTTCGGTGACCTTACGCCGGGTCAGCTGACTGCCGCGCTCCGCTGCGCAGAGAAGTTCAGCGAGGCGAAGAGCGCGAAGGAAACCCAGCGCGCCGCCAACGAGAAGGCCGCGCCTGTGGTCTCGATTAGCTCGGTGACGGCATCCTTCGAGCGCGCACGTCAGAAGGGCGTACAGAAGCCGAAAATGCGCCTGCTGGGAAACGGCCAGAAGCTGACTTTCTCGCGCGCACCGGACACCGGAAAGAACGCTGGCGCGGTGTACGTCAAGGACGGTGAAGGCGTGTACCTGGGCAAGATTGCTGCTGGTAAGTTCCTCAAGTCCTATGACTGCTCTTCGGACGGCGAAAAGGCGGTTGTTGCGGCCTGCGCCGATCCTGAGCAGGCTGCCATCGCTTTCGGCAAAGAGTTCGGCATCTGCTCGATCTGCTCGCGGACCTTGACCGACCCGGATTCGATTGAGCGCGGCATCGGTCCGATATGCGCTGACAACTTCTTCGGCTAAATTCACGAAGGCGCGGCAGAATAGTCGCGCCTCTCCAGAAAGGAACTAGAAAGTGGAACACGACCTGCAGAAAGTCAAAGAGCGCATCGCCAAACTTCTCGCGATGGCCAAGGACGCATCCAGCCCCAACGAGGCGGCGATTGCAGCCCAGCGCGCACGCGCTATGATGGACAAGTACCAGCTGGACGACTACGACATCAGCGAAGCCGCGCCTGAAGTATTCGGAGAGCAAGACGTAACGCGCGCTTTTGCGGCGATCCCATATCACATGGACATCCTTGCGGTTGCGGTCGCGATGTACAACGACTGCCAGTTTGTCTTCTATACGGCGCGTATGGACTACAAGATGGAGTCCAAGCAGAATCAGAACGACAAGCTGGGTGGCGGAAAGGCAAAACGGTACGGAAAGAAAGGCGTCTTTCGCGGATACAAGCGCGATATCGAACTGGCCAAGCTGATGTTCGATAACCTATGCGCAAACATCGACGCGCTCTGTAAGAAGTACATGCAAGCCAACTATCCTGGCCGGTACAGTGTGCGCATCGGCGGAGAATATAAGGCCGCTGCCGCGCGAGTCCTTTGCTCCAAGTTCCGCGAGATGACGGAGGAACGCGAGGCTCTGACCTATTCAAGCGGCACCGCTCTCGTCGTCGTTAAGTCAGCGGCAGTCAACGCGGCGTTCGGAGATGTCGAGTACCCGAAGAAAAGCAAAGGCTCTTCAGTGTCTGACTACGAGTCGCAGATTGAAAACGAACGCGCACGCGCAGCAGGCCGCATCGACGGCCACAAGATCGAGATCATCAAACGTCTGGACGACTAACCATGAGAATTTTGAACGCGAAGTTGGAGCACATCTACCTCTGGGAAAGCGACGAAGAGAAAAAGAAAGCGGATATTGCCAAACGCGTTGAGAAGCGGAGAGCGACGCTTTTGCGCCTGGGAGTTAGTTTCAATCCTGAAGCCAATCTTGCCGATACCGTAAGTGTTGCAATCACGGAAGGTCAGTTGGCAGACCTGCTGATTGCAGGCGAGAAGGTTGACGTTAGCACATCAGTCGATCTCAGCGACGACCGGATAATGCGGGCTGTCGAGACGCTCGAAGTCCTAACCGAGAAGCTGGACAAGTTCTCTAACGGCCTTCCGGAAGTTCAAGGTGCCATGTACAATGAACGCGTTGAAGTTCACACTCCTGGAATGGGCCTGATGCTCTTCAACCGCGTCATGCTTCTCCAGGACGCCTGCAGCGATGCGCTTCAATCGGAAATGGACAACGGTTGGCGTATCGTCGCCGCGTGCCCACAACCGGACCAGCGACGACCTGACTACATCCTGGGCAGGTACGATCCTGCTTATGCGCTCGAATCCGGCGCTGGACATTCAGCCTTGAGAGGCTAACCGGGCAATCGCCCATTCACAAGGAGTACTTATGAAACGTACGCGCATCGCCATGGCACTTGCCTGCGGCCTTTCCATCTTCGCCCTTTCCGGTTGCGACATGTATCCGCCGTACAAAGTTTACTCGCAGCGCATGGAAGGCGAAGCGGAGTTGGCCAAGGCGAACTCTTCAAAGCAGGTAAAGGTGCAAGAGGCAATCGCCGCTGAAGAGTCTGCGCAGCACTTGGCCAACGCGGAGGTTATCCGCGCTCGCGGCGTTGCTGCGGCCAACAAGATTGTCGCTGACGGCCTTGGCGGTCCGGAAGGATACCTGCGCTATCTGTATATCCAGACGCTGGAGAACACCAAGAATCAGATTGTGTACATCCCCACCGAAGCAGCGTTGCCGATTCTCGAAGCAGGTCGCGCGACGAAGCCGGTGGACGTCAAGTGAACGCACGGGCCAAGGCGTATCTCACCGCGCCGGTAAGTGTGTGGGAGTACGATATGAACGCGCTGCCGACCGGAACGAAGTGTATGCTTCTGAACCAAGGTGGAGTGGCATGTCTTGGTTCGATCACGAACGTCACGCGCAGCCACTTTATCGCTTGGGCACCCATGCCGAAGCGCGACAAGGAGCGCGAGCGCGCGTTGGGGATCAAGGTATGAAAGGCACCATCAAAGGGCAACCGTTCGTTGATACACCACGCGATGAGCAGGTCATCGCTATTACGCTCAAGGAGTATCACGCCCTGATCGCCAAGGCCGCGCGACCTTCTGTTACGGCGGCGATTGACGCGCGCATCGCCCTGATCGTATCTGGTGCGGCCCTCGCGGTCGCACTTATCGGGGTTGCGAACATCTGTCACTGACGACAGGTACACCGTGGATAAGTAGTACAATTCACGGTGTACTACCGTCTGGAGGCCGAATGGAATTTTTCGCATGCGCAGTGTTTATCGGCCTGATGTTTCTTTGGTCGTCTCTCGATCAAGTCAAAACAGCAGCGTCGTGTTTCTGGCTGGTGATCCTCTTCATCGGCTTCATCACATCCCCAAACGATAAGACTGACACCACACACTAAGGAGCCCAATAGTGTCCACAGCTGCACAGCAAATTATTATGGAGTCCGTAACAGTTGCAATCGGACTGATCGCGACAGTCCAACTATTCCTGGATCATACCGGAACGTTGGACTGTCGCGTCAAGATCGAAGATGAATTTAAAAGAAGGTCGCCGCAGAGCGCTTCGGACGGATCAGCGACATAATCAGAGCATCAGCCACGTTCGGTGACTTAATCCCTCTGTCGCGCAGGTCGTCTTTACTCTCCACTTTGAACTTGCCCATTCTGTCTACATCCTTGTGGGGTGAGGCAAGTTCCATCTTGATCTTATCGATCATCTTCTTGCCCAACGTTTCCGAGTTCAACGAGATGAGCTCATCAAACGGGTGCTTGACTCCTTTAACCACCGCCTCATAGGTCTTCCGGAACCGGACCGCCACTTCATCCCAGCGTTGCGCCTTGATGTTGGAGAAGTGTTCGCCGTTCGTGATCGTTACGTGCGGAAAGACCATGTATGCGCCCTTTGGATCGTCAACCGCGCCGCCAGCGTTGAACGGCTCGTACACGATCCTGCGCTTGTGCTCTTCGTTTAGGTCAGCGAACTTCGAGCCTGCGAACGCTCCCACGCCGATGGAGTCCCAAACAATGTCGGAGTTCGATTCGACGGCCTTGTTGTAGACCTTCGCGCACGACTTCAGCAACTCGTCTTCCAGGCCTTGCCACTCGTCTGCTTTCATCACCACATTGCCGACCGATTCGACAGTGGCGTTCTTGTCCTGTCCATCGTCCGCAACGTCGAAGCCAATTGAGCGCTTCCCTGACGGCTCCCAGCCAAGCGTGATGTGCGCATCAATCGCGGCCAGGATGTACTTCATCGGGATGATGGACTTGTCCGCGCCCATCTTCGGCTGACCACCGTACACGTGCACCGCTGATTCCGGCTCGCGCTTGTAGTAGTCGTATATCACCTTCAACATTGTGATCGAGAGGAACGGGTTGTCTTGCCAGTTGATCTCGCGCGCTATCGTATCCGCTGGAGGATTGACGACGAAGTTCTGATATACGAAGTCAGTGAACTCATCCGGGTTAAAGATGAGCCATACTTGAGAGTTGTCCTTACGAATGGTCGGTTCAATGACCTTCCACTGCTCTTCGTTCAGGTAGTGCGCCTCTTCGAGCCACAGTATGTCCACGCCTTCAGTGGACTTGATTTCTTCGAGGTTGCGCGCGATACCGTAGAACAAAAATTCTGAGCCGGTCCGTTTGTGACGGATGGAAGTCTTCAGAATCTCGAAGTCAGCGCGGTACGGACTCGCGTTGATCTTGTCCTTGATCAGCGTGTATACGGACTCGCTGATCCGGTTCTGGAATTGGCGGGCGCAGAGTATCTTGACCGTGTAGTTGGCCGCGAGGAACACCGCGTATCCAGCGGCATCGTGCGACTTGGATGAGCCGCGCCCACCATACAGTACCTTGTAGCGGCTCTCCGTCTCCCAGAACTCGCGGAGCGCCGGATTCAGCGCGTACATCGGCAGCTGCTCATCGTTCGCCGCGACGGTTGCGGCAAAGCGCGCTTCGTTTAGTGTGCGGTAGACTTCCAGCCGTTCTGGATCATAATAGGCTGCTGGAAGGATTACGTCCCTGTCTTCAGGTACGCGCAGTGGGAGTCCCATAAGCTAGTGTTCCGTGGTTGTTCGAGCTATTCTAGCGGTTCAGCGGGGTTGGTG